ATGGAAATTCAAGTAAACGTAGATGATTTGAAGAAGAACAAATTATTCATTGCTACACCAATGTATGGCGGTATGGCACACGGTCTGTATATCAAATCATGCCTTGATTTGCAAACGACCATGACTCGTTATGGAATCGAAACTAAGTTTTCTTTCCTGTTTAACGAATCACTTATCACTAGGGCTCGTAACTACCTTGTTGATGAGTTTCTTCGCACAGATTACACACACATGCTTTTCATTGATTCGGACATCCATTATTCACCTCAAGATATCATTGCATTGATGGCACTTGATAAAGATATCATCGGCGGTCCGTACCCGAAGAAATCAATCAACTGGAACAATGTAGCTGAAACGGCTCGTAAACATCCCAACCTTGATCCAAAAGAATTGGAAAACTTGGTTGGTGAGTATGTCTTTAACGTAGTAAAAGGTACTGCACAATTCCAAGTATCAGAACCACTTCAGGTTATGGAAATTGGAACTGGTCACATGATGATTAAACGCGGTGTATTTGAAAAGATGGCTGAAGCATTTCCAACTATTCGATACAAACCAGACCATGTTGGTCAAGCCAACTTTGATGGCTCACGTTACATTCACGCATACTTTGATACTGTTATTGATTCTACTGATAGTATCACAGGCGGTGGCTCAGACCGTTATCTGTCTGAAGACTATATGTTCTGTCAGATGTGGCGCAAGATTGGTGGAGAAATTTATCTCTGCCCATGGATGAGAACTCAGCACATTGGTACCTATGCATTTACTGGCAACATGCCTGCTGTGGCTCAATACACAGGCCGTCTATGATTGATGAAGTAAAGGCCTCTCAAACTGCAACAACGGGTGGCCGTAAGTTTGACGGCGGCAAGCTAGAATACGGCTTGCTGCCGCCACTTGCACTTAAGGCTACTGTTGATGTTCTAACAGTTGGTGCTCAAAAATACGAACGTGATAATTGGAAGAAAGTACCTGACTCTAAGCGTAGGTACTTTGACGCCATGCAACGACATATATGGGCATGGAAAGAAGGTGAACAAAACGATCCTGAAACAGGCAGACACCACTTGGCTCATGCTATGTGTTGCCTCATGTTTCTATATGAGCATGATATAATGTATTCTGTTGATGAAAAACTTAATAATGGAGCAACAAATGAAACTGTCAAATGACACTTTGAATGTTTTGAAAAACTTCGGTAACATCAATCAAGGTATCTACTTCAAGCAAGGTAAAGTTTTAAAGACTGTATCTTCTGGTAAGAATATCCTTGCAGAGGTTACTATCAATGAAGAAATTCCTACTAACTTTGGTGTGTATAACATCCATGAGTTTCTGTCGGTCATTTCTCTTCATAAAGAAACACCTACCTTTGAATTCACAGATAAGTCCGCTGTGATTGTTGGTAACAAAGGTCGTAGTAAAACTAACTATCGGTTCTGTGAACCTTCTATGCTTTCTCTTCCTCCAGAGAAACAAATTCAAATGCCTGATGCTGAAATCTCCTTTGAGTTGACAGCTGAAGACTTTGATTGGATTCTTCGTTCTGCTTCTGTTCTTGGTCTACCAAACATTGCAGTTGAATCTGATGGTACTAAAATCAAAGTATTGACACTTGATGCAGCTAATGATGCTGCTCATAATGAATGCCTTGAAATCAAAGATGGAAACAACGATAAGTACCGTATGGTATTCAAAACAGAAAATATCACCAAGATTCTTCCTGGTGCATATGATGTTCGAATCTCATCAAAAGGTATCTCACACTTCACCAACAAAAAGATTCCTCTTCAATACTGGATCACAACTGAAGCAGGGTCTAAATTCGAAAAGGCTTAACATGACTCAAGACACTTTGGTAAACCATAAAAACTCTCTAGTGAGAGAGATTAATGTATTGAGTTCTCGCATTCAAGAACATGATACAGGGCATATTCATACTGCCATTAGTGTCTTGAAACATCGTGTAGAAGAGTTAGATGGCCAAATTGAAAAAGAATTACCAAAGGTGTAATTCTATTATGTTTATTATGAAAGAGGTGAATCGTGGTACATTTATTGTGGACGGAGAAGTATCGTCCTAAAACTATTGAAGAGTGTATTCTTCCTGAGCGTTTGAAGAAACCGTTTCAGGAGTATGTAACACAGGAGAACATTCCTAATCTTCTGTTGTTCGGCGGCGCCGGTGTTGGTAAGACTACTGTTGCGAAAGCCATGTGTAATGAGATTGGTTGTGACTTTCTTATTATCAACGGCTCATCTGAAACAGGCATTGATGTTGTTCGTAACAAGATTGCAAACTATGCATCATCAATGTCTTTTTCTGGTGGTCGTAAGGTCATCATCATTGATGAGGCAGACTATCTGTCACCGAATGCTCAAGCAGCATTTCGTAATGCGATTGAAGAGTTTGCAGTCAACTGTTCTTTCATCTTTACTTGTAACTTTAAAAACAAAATCATTGAACCGTTACACTCACGGTGTGCAGTCATTGACTTTGGTCTTAAGGCAAGTGAGAAGACTGCAATGGCTGGCCAATTCTTCAAACGAATCCAAAACATTCTTTCAGAAGAATCTGTTGAACATGAACCTGCCGTTATTGCAGAGTTAATCAAGAAACACTTTCCAGACTTCCGCCGTATCATTAATGAACTGCAAAGGTTCTCCAAGTTTGGTAAGATTGACACTGGTGTTCTGTCACAGATTGCTGATGTAACATTGAATGATATCGTTAAGTTTATCAAAGATAAAGACTTCGGTGCGATTCGTAAGTGGGTTGCCAGTAATGATGTTGATCCAGCATCCATGTATCGCAAACTGTATGATAACCTGTATGAGGTTCTAAAGCCTCAGTCTATACCACAGGCAGTTATCATCATCGCAGACTACCAATACAAACAGGCTTTTGTGGCAGATGCAGAGATTAACCTTGTTGCGTGTCTTACGGAGTTAATGGTTTCTTTGGAATTCAAATAATGAATCCCTTTGACTTCGTAAACCAGATTCTCTACAAGAAAGAAAACATCATTGCAGATGAGGCCACGGAGAAAGCATATGTACCTTTCATCGTAAATCGGTCACTATCCTATCACAAGGACTGTATCGGTTATGCGAATGAAATGAACAGGTGCCACTTTGCAGACCACAAGATGCAAAATGATTTTTTACTAAATACTATCAGGTCACGAAAGAGACCGTTCGCAAAGTGGGTTAAAGCTGAAAAAAGTGACGATATAGAATGCATCAAAGCCGTCTATGGCTTTTCAGATACCAAAGCTCGTGAAGCTCTCCGCCTACTTAGTGATGAACAAATCCAACAATTAAAAGAACAAACCGATATCGGTGGATTAGGAAAGTGACATGATAGATTTAACTAGGTTCATTGAGGTCAAACTCAACGAACAAGATGACTTCTTAAAAGTCCGCGAAACACTTACCCGTATTGGAGTATCATCCCGTAAAGATAAAGTTTTGTACCAATCTTGTCATATCCTACATAAGCAAGGTCACTATTATCTGGTACACTTCAAAGAACTATTTGCGTTGGATGGTAAACCATCAAACATTTCAGAGAATGATATACAACGGCGTAATGCAATCGCAAAATTGCTTCAAGAATGGGGTCTAGTAGACATACTTAACCCGCAAGTAATTGGTGAAGATGTTGCTCCACTTCATCAGATAAAGATTATATCCTTCAAAGAGAAGGATGATTGGCAACTGGTACCTAAATATAATATTGGCAAGAAGCCAAACGACAGTTACAATCACTAAGTTTCTCAGGGATGGGAACTAGCAGTCCGAGGTTAAGGCTAGTAATGAATTCCTCGGGCCAACGCCGAAAGGGTTGGTAAAATTAACTTGCTTAATAGGAGATAACTATGACATTAGGTCGTATTTCTGTCAGTCCATTGCTGCACTCTACGCTTGGGTTCGAGCGTTTCCTTGGTGAAATTGAGAAGATGTTGGAGCCTGAAACCAAACATACTCATTCTTTTCCACCACATAACATTATCCGTATTGATGAAAACCATTACATGGTTGAACTGGCTGTTGCTGGGTTCAATAAAGATGAAATTGATATCACTATCATAGATGGTGTTTTGAGTATCAAAGGTAACAAAGAAGAAAAAGAATCAACAGCAACATATCTATATCATGGCATCGCCGCACGGTCTTTCACAAAGACCATCAAAGTAGCCGATACAGTCGAAGTTCGTGGTGCAGAATATAAAGATGGCATTCTGCGTATTGCTTTAGAGAACATTGTTCCTGAGCAAAAGAAACCACGCAAGATTGAAATTGGTGTTCTTCCTCAGTTTGCCGAACCACACCTCTTAAAGGGTTGATTGTAGGCAAAGGTGCGGTTTATTGCCGCACCTTCTTTATATTTGTGTTATAATAGGTTCATTATGAAAATAGCCACCGCATCCGACCTCCATCTAGAATTTGGTACCATTGATTTGCATAACACCGAGAATGCCGAAGTTCTCATTCTTAGTGGAGATATTTTTGTTGCAAGTAAATGGACCGAAGAGGTTAAAGAATTCTTTGATAATTGTTCAAAGAGATTTCCTCATGTAATCTATATCATGGGTAATCACGAACATTACAAAGGTAATTTTCTGGAAACAGAGAACCTCATTCGTTCTAAACTTGAAGAATATTCAAATGTATATTTCCTTGAGAAACAAACCAAAACAATCGGTGATGTAACATTCATTGGTGGTACTCTTTGGACAGATATGAACAAGGAAGATCCAAATACATTGTATGCAATCCGTGGCGTGATGAATGACTTCCGTGTTATCAAAAATTTTATTCCACAAGATTCTGTTGATGACCATAAGAAAATGCTTGATTGCATTCGTGTTTTGATTGAACGCAAATTCAATCAAAAGTTTGTTGTTGTGGGTCATCATTCGCCGAGTAAGGCTTCTACTCATCCTCGGTATGCAGATGAGACTTTGATTAATGGTGCATACAGTTCAAACCTTAATGAATTTATTATGGATAATCCACAGATTAAACTTTGGACTCACGGTCATACACATGAACCTTTTGACTATATGATTGGCGAAACTCGTATTGTGTGCAACCCACGCGGTTACATGAATCAAGAAGAATCTGCTTATAACTTTAAACTTAAATACTTGGACATTTAATTATGCATATGAAAACAAACAGTACCTTTAAACTAGATAAGAGGGTGAAAACTCAAATGTCTTTGATGCACAACAAGACAAAGAGTAATGTCTTTAAGAGTCTTATGATTGATGCTCAACTTGAAGCCGAAAAATCTCCGGCATCAAACGCCTCAAGAATCTAAAAAATGAAACAGAAGTTCATTGATGCTCACATGAAGGCAGCAGAAGTATATGCTGACCTTTCTTCAGCAAGACGCCTTCATGTGGGTTGTGTTATTGTAAAAGATGATACAATCATTGGCATCGGTTACAACGGTATGCCTACTGGTTGGGACAACAACTGTGAAGAAGAAATTAAATGGCCTAACGGACAGATTCAATTTCTTAAAAGTAAACCAGAAGTTCTTCATGCAGAGACTAATGCAATCGCAAAGGTTGCAAAGTCTACTAACTCATGTGATGATGCTTCATTGTTTGTTACTCATGCACCTTGCCTTGATTGTGCTAAGTTAATTTATCAATCAGGTATCAAATCTGTATTCTATAAGAATGATTACAAGAATACAGAAGGTGTTGATTTTCTCAAACAATGTAATGTTCAAGTAGAAAACATGACCAAGGTATATGAAAGTTCAGTTGTAGAAATTTGTGATAATGGTGATGCCATCATAGAATTGCCTGATGACCTATTGAAAGAAGTAGGCTGGACAACAGGTGATAAACTAAGTATAGATGATGTTGATGGTAAAATTATTTTGAAGAAAGTAGACAATGTATAATGATGTTG